GGCAATCGTCTCGGAACGCCGCGCCGCGTCTTTCAGCCCGGTGCGACTGATAACCTCGGTCCAGTGGCGGCCTTCAGTCGCAAGAAACCGCTCCAGCCCCTCGTCGCCACGGACTCCGTCGTCGCCGACTCCGCCGACTAGCTCGCCAGCCGACTCCCAGCCAAGCTTCCACGCTCCGCGCCACAGCGGTTCCAGGGTCCGACGAACGGTTTCCTCTAGCCCGGCAGCCGTCGCGTCCCGGTACATGGCGGGCGTCCACGAGACGACTCCGCGCGCGAAGTCCCCGCGTACCCCTTCAGCCTCTCCTTCAGCGTCGGAGAACATCTTGCGGATTACCTCAACATAGGCACCGACGAGCCCGAGGTCATGCTTCCAGCCGGGCCACTCCCGCGCCCCGCCCCCCGGCGTCGCCGAGGACCCAGCTTTTGGGAGGTCTCCCACCACCACCCCTTGCACCAGCAGTCCGGACGACGCCTCTTCGAACGTCAGTCCCTTCTCCAGGTCCTCGATCAGCACCTCGAACACGGCTCCGGGGATGTTCCGCACTTCCCAGGTTCCGATGTCCCTCCCTTTGCGTAGGTGCCGACCAAGCGCTTCCAGCTCCGAGCGGACTGCCCGCGTCACCCCGTCGTCGAATGACTTCCCGACCGCTCCGCCGCCTGGCTTGGATGATCCGAGCGACATCGACCCGCGTGCGGAGTCGTGCGCGGGAGTCCGGCCCCCGGGTCGGCTGCCGAGATCGGTGGTCTCGCCGGAGCGAAGCCGGTTGGAGGCGGGTGCCGATACCGGCTTCCCGTGCCGAGGCACTCCGGGTCCGCCGTACTGGTCCCCGCGCCCGGTGGTGGACGTCGCCCGCGTGCGCTTGCCGGATCCCTCGCTGTTTCCCCCCGACCCGGATCCCGGAGCGCCCTGCTGCTGCTGCGCGAGCAGCTGCGGTGCCATTTCGAACGGAACCGGCCCCATCTGGGTGAACACTACCGGACCTGAGGTCTCGGGCAGGTTCCAGGGGGGCAGCTCCAGCTCGGCGCGTCCCTCGTCAACCGACCGCAGTCCGTACTGGACCTGCTTGACGATCAAATCCGAGACGGCCGACTCGTTCTGAGTCTCGGCTAGCCCTTCGAACGTGAACTTCATGTCGTCCTGGCCGAGCACCCGATGCAGGACGTTGTTGAAGATGTCCGCCAGGAACTTCAAAAGAGGCTTCGTCGAGGTACGATCATGCACAGTCCGCGACGCCTGCGCCATCTCCTTCGCGGCGAACGGCGACGCAACCGTCGACACCTTCGGGATAATCCCGAGACTCATAGGATCCACGTCGTAGACCATCGCGACTTCCGCCATGACGATCTCGTCGAACTGGTCGGCTAGCTGGGCGTCCCTCTGCGGCATCGTTTTCGAGTTCGGCGGCAGCACGATGATCTTGTGGTGCCAGGCGGGGTCCCCTGCCACCGCGTTGAGCGCGTCTTGCAGCTCCCGGATTTGATTCGGGGTGATCGTCGAGTCCCCGGGCGAGATGTACACGGCGGGAACCGTGCCCTCCCGGAAGTAGTCGTACTGGAACGCCTGCTTCTGGAGACCGGTCAGGATCGGGATGATCGCCTTCTCCGTCAGACTGAACCCGTACGGTGTCCCGCGTCGGGGCGTCGTCCGCAGGTAAAGAAGCTGATCGGACCGGAACGATTGCACCTCCGAGCCCGACAGTCCCCCTTCGTCAATGTCCCGCTGCGTGATCATCGTCATGTAGTCCGAGCGCGGCACTCCGTACAGGTACTGCTGGTAGGCAGGAGCAGGCGGACGAGGAACCTCGCCGTGCATGCCGACCAAAGGCCGGATAGTAGGCCCCGAGATCAGTTCCAGGCAGTCCAGGTCAGATCCGAGAATCCCCTTCTTCATCCCGCGCCCCCATTTGGGCCGCATGACGATTGCCAGGGCGTCGTAGACGAAAATCTCTTCAAGCATCGCTGACAAAAAGTCAGTGAAGGTGAAATAATCGGGGTCGGGCTGGCGGAAGAACCGCTTGGCCTTGCCCACCCTCTCCCCGAAGTCCTTCATCGCGGCCCGGTCGCCCTGGTACGCTTTCGACGCCTCGTGCGTGGGCACGATGTCCCAGTCGAGCCCGGTGATCTCGTACTTGCGACGGTCGATGCACGACCGCGCCACCGAGTACGTGTCGGCTATCGTCTTCAGGGTCCCGAAGTCGACGAGCTTGAGCCCCTCGGTCCCGGGCTGCCCCACCGGCAGGTTCCAGCCGACCGGGTACTCCCACAAACGCGGGTCCGGCTGGCCGTCCTCAACTTCCGGCGCGTCCACCGGCACCGGCAGGATAGGACTGAACGGCCCGAATGCCCCGTCGGTGAACGTCCCCGTGGGCCTCGGCAAAAATGGCCCGTAGGAATTGGAATATCCCCTCTCATTTGCCAATTGCATGGCGAGAGGTGACATCATCCCGTAGTAGGGAGCCCCTGCCCCCTGGGGGGCGGAGGTCGGCCGCGCTCCGCCTGGAACGTACTTAGCGGCGGACAGCACCTGTCGTGAGGACATCCACCCCTCCAGTCAGCAGTCAGTAATCAGGGCAGATCGCGCCAGAGCCAGCGTCCCGCCAGCACTAGCACCCCGATCGCCCCGGTGAGAATCGCGATGGCGTGCTCCGGAGTCACGTGCCCGACCCACATGAACACTGCCACCACGATCAGCACGACGCCTACGATGAATCCGATCATACCAGTCTCACGCTCCTAAGACAACTTGCAACTGCCCCGCGATGAGCACTGGAATCTCCGGCGAGTCGGTAATCTGCATCCAGACGGTATAGGTTCCGGTCGTGGGCGCGGTCGCCCCGCCCGGACCTACGAGACATTGAGCGGAATAGGGGTACGAGTAGTTGGGAACGGTAATCCAGTTCCCCGCCACCCACAGACCGGACGTCGGCACCGCACCGTTGACGTCGACGAACGCGAACTCAACGGCATCCCCCGTCGGGTTATAGGCCGTGCCGCCTTTGAACGCCTGCACCGGGACGTTCAGGTACTGGAGCGACAACCGCGATATGCTGACGGCCCCGGTAGCGCTCATGATCCTCCCGCTCTGTGCGATGCCCGGATGGCCTCGGTCAGCATGGTGAGCACGATCCGCATGCCCTCCTCGCGGGTGAACCCGGCTTGCACCATGGACATCAGGTTCTCGTGCAGCGCTGTCGCGCCCATCATCAGCGGCGACAGCGGGTCCGCAGAATCACTCATCCGGCTCCTCCACGTCCGCCAGCTCGTCGGGCCAGATGACGTACGAGTCATCCCAGGACCCTTCAGGCCAGAACGCGACTCGCTTCATGTGCCCCGGATTAGCCCCTGTGCTATCGTGCCATTCGATTTCGGAAACGCGCGGGCAGGCCCGGAGGTGGAATCCGCCGCAGAAGCTGCAGATGCGGCTGTCGTCCCCTCCGGCTGCGAATATCCGCCGGGCCTCAGCCTTCTCCTCTTCGGAAAGCGCCTGTCGCCGTCCTTGTCGCTGTGTCACATACGAATCATACCAGAGCTGCCGCCTGCTGTCAATCCTTTACCCGCCGACCGCAGGAAATCCATCCCGCCCGACCGGCAGCGGGGGCAGACCTTAGTCCCCATCCGGTCCGAGTACGCGTGCCCTCGGTCGCATCTCCGGATCTGGTACACCGACGCCCAGCTTCCGGGTGACGGCTCGTCCTCAACGCGTTCCGAGCTGGATCCCATCACAGTCCGCTCGGCTTCCAGCGGGTTCTCGGTCCGGCATCGGGGGCATTCCCGCATCCCGATTGCGTACGCGTGGTCGCACGCCGCGCACCGCACAACGCCGTAGGCCGTCAGCCACGAGGCCTGCGACAGCCCTTTCAGCTCGAATACCGCCCAGACCAGGGCGTCCATCCGGTCAGGACTCGCCCCGATCCCGGGAACGTACGAGCAGAGCTGATCCTCCAGCTCTCCCAAAGACCCCACATGGTGCAGACGCCGCTGCTCGGCCAGAGCCGACACCGGCTCCGCCCGCAGCGCCTTGCCGCGACTAGCCCTCACCGTCCGATACGGCACGTCAGGGTCAACAGCGCGCAGCACCGACCCGATGAAGTCGCCGCCGTTGTTGACCTCAGCGACGATGCAGTCGGCTCCGTGCCGCTTGTACGCTCGGACGGCCTCGCGCATGCACTGCTCGGGCGTGCCTTTCATGGAGTAGTCTCCCAGCACGTAGCCGTGCCCGTGCCCGTCGTCTCCCGCGACGACAATTCCGGTCTCGTCCGATTCCTCCGTCGAGGTCACGGCCGGGTCGATCCCGACCACCACCCGGATCAGATCAGGAACGTCCCCGACCTTCACCCGCGCGGCGTCGATGTCCGACCGCCTCCAGAGCGCCCCCTCCAGATCCTCCAGCAGCTCGCCTTCAAGCTCCTGACGGCCCAGACGGGTCCCTTCGTACCGACGACGCAGCTCGTCAAGAGCAGCCGCCGACAGGTTCTTGGCATTCTCCCAGGTAGACGCCGTAGTGACGTGAACAGTCCCGTCGCGGCGGCTATAGAGATCGCGGACGAGATGAGTCGGGCGAGGTGTGGTGGTGACCAGAACCCGGGGATGCTCGCCGATGCGGAGAGCAGGAACAAGTCCCTCATACCAGGTCTCCTCGTACTGCCACGACCCCATCTCGTCAGTCCAGGCACCCGACAGGTTCGACCCTCGCAGGCGCTCCGGCTGGTCAGCGGAGTACCCGTACAGCACCGACCCGTTGACCAGGTCCAGCCGCAGCTCGTTGCGCCGCCACTGGGCTTCCTCTCCCGGCTCCAGCTGCCGCCGGATCCCCGACGGTCCCTCGAAGCAGGTCACCCGCACGTCGCGGAAGGTAGGCGCGACCACCGCCCACATGGTTCCGGGGTTCTTGAGCGCCTGCTCGATGATCCAGTTGGCTCCGGCCCAGGTTTTCCCGCACCCACGGCCGGCCATGAACATCCAGATGTTCCAACTCTCATCTACCCCGGCGCAGCCGCACCGAAACCCGTTCTCGTCGGGAAGATGATGCCCGGGATCATTCGGCGACAGCTGCTTGGGCCGAGCCAGCCCCCGCCACGCACGCGGACCCCCCAGCCCCAGTGACACGTGACGTCCGCGCAGCTTGTGGAGCAGCACTTTCTTCGCTTCGGGCGAGAGATCCCGCCAGTCGGCCGGAAGCCCGGCCGCCGTCTCGACGTCCTGATCTCGGCGTTCCTCGCCGTCGTCAGAAGGGGGTGTCAGCAGTCCCGTCTCCGCCATCCCCGTCACCGCCCCCGGCCGCCCCGACCGGAGCCTCCGGCTCGACAGCCGACCCGGCTCCGTGCAGCGCTAGCTCGGTCGCCAGCCGCTCGATTTCGTCGTCCATCTTGTCGGTGATCTCGACGCGGTGCCGGACGGGCATGTTGAGGCCGAGCAGCTTGGTTTTCTGCTCCAGCAGCTTGCTGATGGCGATAATCGTCTGTCGTGCGTGCGACTGGTCCAGTATCGGCTCGCCGGTGAGAGGATTCACCACCATCTTGCCGCTGGCACTGACCATGTACTGCGGCTCCGCCAAAAGCTTCCGCAGTTTGAACATCAGGGCGTCAATCTGGTCCGACACCATCGCCCGGTCTTCGTCGGCGCTGAGCCGGAACGTCCCCTGGATAGCACGTCGGATGCCCGCGCCGACAGTGGACTCCGACACCCCGAACTTGGCGGCGATCGCCGGGATGGGGATGTTCTCCTTGTACGCGCGGTACATCATCCCGTCGCGTTCCATAGTCTCGATCCGGCGCATCCAACTCACCCACTAACCTAGCTCTACAGCGGTTCTCCGGTCTCAGGGTCAACCAGCGGCTTCGCGACAGCGACCTCGACTGTCGCCCGCTTGCGCGGAGTCCGAGCCGTTCGCTTGGGCTTCTCCGCCGCCGCTTCCGCCGCCGGAGGCACAGTTGCAATTGAAGCCCCCCTGGGTTTCCGGGTGCGCGACCGCTTGACGGGCTCCGCCTCCGGTTCCGGCTCAGCCTCCGGGAGTCGCTCCGAGTCCGGCAGGATGACAGCGGCAGCCGGCTCGTCCAGCTGCACTACCTCGTCAGCAGCCCCCGCCCGAGGCTGGGAGCGCTTTTCGGTGTTTTCCATCGCCCGCTCGAATTCGGCTTCGGGCGTCCCGCATTCCGCCATCCGGGTGCGATAATACGACACGATGCTGATCCGCTCGGCTCCGCAGAACGAGCAGAACTTATTCACGATGCGCTCGCCGCAGGCGCACATCATTCTCGTGTTGCCGTGCCACTGATGCGCGTCCATCAGCAGCAGGTCGCCGTCTTGCATGTCCACCCCGACACGGTACTGGGGGAACACCAGTACCCCGCCCTCGTATTCCCCGCGCCTCACACACGCGATGGTGCTGAATCCGTCTACCAGATCCCCGTCGTCCTTGTGCACCCCGGTCGGGTACGAGTTGTTGACGGTGATAGTCGAGAACGGAGTACCCGGGACGACCCAGCCCGACTCCGTCTTCCGGACCATCTCCATCTGGATGTTGTACCGCTCGGTGACCCGCTCTTCGAAGTGCCGGGCGATGACCCGGAACAACGGCGCAATCGATTCCCATTCGGGGAGGTGGTTGCCAGTCCACTCGGTGGTCCGGCAGTAGCGGTACACCCCGGATGGCTCGAACGTCCCCAGGATAGCCGACGCAACCGACATAGCGTCCGAGCGCGTCCCGCCTCCGGCTCCGCGCTCGATCCGCTTCGTGCCAGACGCCATGCCCCGGTTGTTGGTCATGTAGGAGTGGAGAGGGTGCAGTACCCCGTATGCGTCCACTTCGTCCATCACGCTCCCGAGCACCCCCGGGAGATAGCAGCAAAGGGGCCGACCGTCGGGCATGTAGACCATCAAGGCCCCGCCACTCGGATTCAAAACCACATTGTAGTCGCGCTCGTCCAGAGTGCGACTCACGACGTCCCGTTCTAGGACGGAGTCCGCCACTCGGAATCCGAGTCGTATCGAGGGCGTCCGCACTACTGCCATGCGACGCCCCGCTCCCGCACCTGCAGCTGCCGCATGACGGGCACCAGCTCGCGCACAACCCCGGCTAGGTGCCGGGTTTCCTCTTCAGCGTTCAGGTAGACTACGTGGTAGCCGGCTTCCTCAGCCGCAGCCGCGACACGACTGCACATCGTCCCGCGTGACATCCGCCAGGACCGGTTCTGCGACGACCCTCGCGCCTCGCACCGGGCATCCAGCACTGACATGCGCCCTGACAAGACAAACAGATTAACCCGGTATCCCGCCGCAGCGGCAGCGTCCAGGAACCGGATGTGCGTGAGCCGGTCACCCTCGGCGCACACCACGTCGTACAGCTGCTGCCCCAGCCACTCCGTGACTCGCGGCAGCGCGTTCATCGCCAGCGTGTCGGTCCCGGGGAAGTTAGCCCGCCGCTTCCCGATTTCGGCTCCGACAACCTCGCCGTCGATGATCAGCTCGTCGAACGGCACCAGCTTCGTTCCGAGCCTCACCCGCCGCTCGGCCCCGCGCGTCAGCTCCGCCATGAGCGAGCTTTTCCCCGTAGCCGGCGCCCCGGCGAGATATACTAGATCCACACTCCGAGACTACACGAGCAAGCCCCGCATGTCAAATAGACTTCTCGATGTCGTCGAGCACTTCCCGCGCGGCCATCGGCGCGAGAGCGTACCCGGTGCGGTGGAATCCGCCGATCTCCCAGTGTCCGTCTTCCGCCCGCCGCCAGTGATCATCCGTCTTGACCCGCATCCCGACGCGCATCTCCCACCCCTCGCGCGTCGTGAGCCAGCCGAGATCCCCGGCCACGCCGAGCATCTTCCGGGCCTGCGTCACAGCCCCCTCTTCCGAAACCGAAGACGACGACCCGACGCGCGCCCGCCCTCCAGCGACCCCCGCCACAATCGTCCGGTAGGGAGCGTACTGGTACACCCGCACCTCATCGGGAGCGCGCAGCGCGTCGGGCGCGGCCAGCCACGTAACCCCAAACGTTACGGCCCCCGACGGCGCTAGCGCGCCCTGCGCGCCGCATGCCGCCACAACAGCGCCCGCCACAAGCCCATCCCCGCGCCCGTACCAGGCGCGAACTCCGTGAACACTCAGCACCTCGCGAACGACATCCGGCTTCACCAAGGCCTCGGCCGGGTCCAGCAGCAGCCAGTCGGGGTCCTCAATCGGATCGGCAAGAGGTTTCCGGTAAGATGATACGACCCCGCCGCGCGTCATCTGCACACCCCACTCGGCGTACATCCCGACGGCGTAGTCCCACGCCTCCAGTTCTGAGGGCTTCCCGGTGTGGTACGCCCGCCTGAGCACCGCCGTCGCGGCCAGGGAGTCAGGCCGCCGCTCCCCGGCTATGAGCGTGACCTCGTGTCCGCGCTCCCGCGCCATCCGGGCGACGCACGACCCGGCGATCCCGGCTCCGACGACGATCAGCTCAGTCATCGATCACGTCCACGTCCCGCGCCCTCCAGTCGATCCCCGGCATCAGCACTCCGCTCAGGATATCATCCGCTGCCGCCTGAATCAACTCCCACGCACGTTCATAGCCTTCAACCCCGCCGAAGGCGGGATCCGGTATCACCGGATCGCACAGGGTGCGAGGCACTCCGGGGCAGATCTCTTTCACTCGCGTCATGTGCACTGCCGCGCAGCAGACGATGAGATCCGGCTCCCATTCCAGTTCCGCTAGCAGCGTAGACCGATGACGCTCCGCGTACCAGCCGAGTCCCTCGCGCTGCATTATCTCCCGCATAGGACGCTTGACAGGAAGCCCGGCCACAGCCTTCCGCCCGACTGCCGCCGAAGATATCTGGTCCCGGGGAAATCTCTTCTGGAGCACCGCCGCCAGCGCTGGGCTCCTCGCCACATTCCCGGTACAGACGACCACCACTCTCACAGCAGTCCCATCTCCCGCAAACGACCTTCCACAACCTCACGTCGGTTGTGCTGGTAGTTCGTCCGCTCCCACCCGCGCTCCAGCTCCAGCGAGAAAGGCAGCTGCGTGGGCAGCGAGTAGAAGTACGGCAGCTCGAACGCTTCCGCCTCGTTGAGAGCCGCCGTCACCCAGTCCCTGCAGAACGACGCCGCCGCCCAGACGTTCTCCCCGCTCTCGTCCCCGGCGAAGCACCTGAACTCGATGGTCCCGTGCTTGCGGATCGACTGCAGGTTGACGGCCTCGCGCGGCATCAGCTGCCATTGTGGCTTCCCGGCGTGACTCACGGGGACTCCAGCTTCCAGCATCTCCCGGATCCCCGCAGCCTCCATGCGCCGCGCGTGCCGCGCATCGCTGATGAAGAAGTGCCTCGACCTCTCGGAGTGCGCGGCTCGCTTCTTGGCTCCCTCGATCTCCTCCGGGTCCGTCAGTCCTTCGAACAATCCGTTGAGGGGGTCCATCATTTTCAGCGCCCCGGGCAGCAGACGGTGCGAGTAGTCGGCGATCGCCTTGAGCGCGTCCAGATCAGAAAACTCAGGCCCGCCTCCGAGGTGCACGTGCAGATTGGAGCGGTAGTTGCGTCCCGGCCGGAGCATCGCCCGCATCGCTGCCGCCTGCTCCCCTAGTTCCTCGGGACTAGCGCACACCGGCGTGTTCAGCTCCCCACTCCGGAACCACGATCGCCGCAGGGGATCATTCGCGACTCCGTCCGACCCGACCACCGTGTAGTCAGTCCGCGACCAGCCCCACCCATCGGGCAGCTCCGTCCGCACGTCGACGTCGGGCCATTCCAGCTCGGCCCCGTACGTCCAGTCACTCACGCTCAACGATCTCCCCGGTCCGTCGGTACACCTGTTTACGCACCCGATCCGGCCCGCGCCAGCGGAACTCCGCCCGCTCCCCGAGGTACGCCTCGGGCAGTTCGAGTCGCCGCGCGCGCAGCGCCATCTCCAGCATCCCCGCGCTCAGCGGAGCGCGCAGCAGCTGCTCCAGCATGACGTCGATGTCGAGCCCCGCGTAGTACCGTCCCTCACAGAGGCTGCGGAAGTCGCACAGGGTCGTCTCGGCGGTGGCGACCCCCGCCTCAAGCCCTAGCCCGCGCAGCGTCTTCACCAGTGCCGCCGACTGCACGTCCAGCAGCCGGATGACGGACGGCCGGTTCCCGCGCAGCTCCAGCGTGTCGGGGTACAGCACCCCGAGTCCCGCCCGGGGACCGGACGAGTTCGCGTGCCCCATGTCAGGCGCTTCCAGTGGCAGCCCGCATACCTCTGCGAGCATCTCGCACGTCTTGTACGCCGCCCACCGGCCGTTCCCGTTCACATCCATGAGCGCGTCTGTCATGGCTATCCAGCTGTCGACCGGGTGCTCCGTGATGTACGTCCGCGTCCAGGCGGATAGTCCGTTGTACTTCTCGGCGATGTGATGCAGATCGCTCAGATGCTCGGCTAGATTGTTTCCCATCCGATGCCGACGGCGCTCAGTCCCGCACTTGAGCCCCTCGCGCGGCTGCGTGAACGCTCGCAGGAATGCTCCGTCTCGCCGGTCCACCGCCGCGAGCGTCGACCCGAGGTCGTAGTAAGCGACGTGCAGGAACACCGACCGCACCCGCTCCTCGGCCGTCCACCTGAGCAGATCCCCGATCTTCTTCAGCACCGGGTACACCGGATCAACGTCCCGGTTCGCCATCTGAATCCGGTGGAACTCAGCGTAGTCCGCGAAGCGGCTGCTAACCTGCATGCAACCAGCCTACACCAGCCCGGCCTCTCGCGCAGCCCGCCGAACCAGCGCCTGCACGATCTGCGGGTACCGCGCGTCTCCGCCGACTCGCGCCTTCAGTCCGTCAAGCAGCCGGATCATCTCCGCGTGATCCGCCGTCGGGTAGACGAGCATGATCTCGCGCACGCCTCTGACTCCTGACGTCACCTGCGCGGCCTGCCGCTCACCGCGAGCGGCCTCCTGCTGGGGCAGTTCCGCCCAGTCCGCTCCCGTCGCGACGTCCTCAAGGACGAGCACCCCTTCGTCCTCCCCGCTGCCCCCGGACAGGAACTCCTCGATCTCCAGCTGCATGCCGTCGTCGTCCGCGCCCGCCGCCGCCATCAGCGCGTCGAAGTCCTCAGCGGTCCAGCCGGTCCCCGCGAGGTCGTCCATCGCCCCTAGCGCCTCGCGGAGCAATTCGTCGTCGTACTCGGCTCCGTCGCTGGCTTTGTTGTCGACCAGGTTGATTCGCCTGGCCGTCGCCTCGTCAACGTCCTTGTAGATGACGTCTATCTGCTTGTGGCCGAGTTCCCGTGCCGCGATGAGCGTGTTGTTGCCCGCGAGCACCTCTCCCGTTGCTCGCCACACGAGAATCGGCTTGTAGATGCCGTTCACTCGAATGGACTCGCGGATGGCCTCGCTGTTGCCGCGCCGGGGATTGCCGGGCCAGAGCTTCAGCGAGTCGACGTCGACCCGCACAATCGCTTCACCGTCACCGTCACCGTCACCGTCACCGTTCACACCCCGAGCATAGCGCAGCCCTCGCGCTCTGTCAAGCGCGAGGGCTGCACTGCCAGGATCAGACCATCCACCACCAGTGGGTCGGCCGATTGAACGGATCCGTGGCCTGTTGCGTGGTAGAGGGACCGTTGCCGTACACGTGGCTGGCACCTATCGCGACGCTGGCTCCGTCGTTGACGCTCTTGCTGCCATCCGTCACTGCTAGACTCCGATTGTGAGTGCCCAGTGCGTTTCGGAGCGGATGTCGAATCCGGTGTCGCGCTGCGACTTGCGGATCACGTCGGGCGCGTTGCCGTTGGTGTAGCTGCGGTCTTCGCTCATAGACCTCCTCCGAACCGGTCGAACTCGCCGTTCCGCACCCCCCCGATGAACGCCTTGAACTCGTCGGGGGTGAACTCCAGCACGGCTCCGTCCGGGAACCGGCTGTTGCGAACGCCGACCGCGCCGCAGGGCATGTCCGCCACCTCGGTGCAGTTTCCCGACTTGCTCTCCTTGCTCTTCACCCACTCGACGCTGAGGTCAGCGACCTCAACGCAGTTGCCGTTGGCGAAGCTGAGCGAGCTCTTGACCCACTCCGGCTCGCCGGCGATAGCACCCATCACATTCCTTCCGTCGGGGACATTGGCCACCTTGCTAAAGCACCAGTGTACCACACCGCCGCCCCGCGAGGGCGGCGGTGTGGGTCACGTAACGCTAGCACCCGTCGCTGGGAGCCCAGTTCTCAGCCCCGCCGGGCGTGGCCATCGCGTTATCGAACACGACCGTCTGCTCAGCAGCCGACGCGTGCCCGAACTCAGCCGGAGCCCCGCCGTAGTGAACCCAGGTCGCGTAGGCGAACTGATACAGTCCCCAGTGCCCGGAGGCGTTCCATATATCAGCGTTCCCGCCGCTCTCACGCTCGATAACGCACGCCTGGAACGAGCTGTCGACGCTGTACCCCGCATCCTCCGTCGACGCCCGGGGAGCAGCCGGAGCCGGAGCCGGGTGGCTGACCGCCGCTGTCTCCTCGACAGGCCCGTGCGTGCTGCACGCCGCCGGGATAGAAATCGACTCCCCTGCGTAGATGAGGTCGGGGTTCCGG